ATGACACTTGAAGAATATATTGCTCATCTCAACCGCTTGGCGTTCTGGAAGGAATTTACCTTCGCCCAGAACAAGTTCTCGCCCCAGCCTGGCAGAGAACTCGAACTGGCCGATAACTTAGTGTGGCTCGGCGAGTATGCGCTGGTTTTGCAGCTGAAGGAGCGGGTAGACGGGACTGACGATCCAGAGATTGAACGGGCTTGGTTCCGGAGAAAAGTTCTTGATAAGGCGGTCAGTCAGGTGCGCGACACGCTTCGGTTCCTTAATGAACATGAGCAGATCCGCGTCACTAATGAACAGGGCCACGCTTTCGATATCCGCGGCAGAGAAATCGCCGAAATCACAAAAATCGTTGTCTTTCTCGCGGGGCGGGCGCTGCCGGAGGACTGCTGGCAGACGCGCTATTACATAAGCCGCCGGGCAGGGTTCATCCATGTCTTAGCCGCGCACGATTATCTCGGCATCCTTGAGAAATTGCGCGTGCCCGAGGATATTCGGCGCTACTTCGCCTATCGTGAGGAAGTGACCCCAAAGCTTCGCGAAGCCGGTGTAGTCGTTGATGAATCTGACATCATGGGCGCATTCCTGGGCGAGGAAGCTCTCCCGACCACGACTTCACGGGAAATTTTGCGCCGGTTCGTGCAGGATCTTGGAGCTTTCGATCTGTCGCCATTGATTGGCGATCTGCATGACCACATCCATCGGGCCGAGCAGCCCTATGACTACTACCGCATCATGCTGGAGTTCGCGCGCGTCCCACGATCTGTCTGGCGTGAGGTGAAGGTCCGCTTCATGAAGTCGCTTGAGGCAGTCCAGAAGAAGGAGTTTACCCGCCCCTTCCGGCTGACCTTTCCTGCCACCGACTGTACGTTCATGATTGCTCCACTCCCGCCGGAGATGCCAGCGACAGGTCCTGAAGGTGAGAAGATGCGGATTAGGGGCCTTGAGAACCTCACCAGCGCGGCAATGTACGACGCTAAAGTTTCGAAGGGTGTCGGTATCATGATCTCGAAAGATGGTGAGTACATCCAAATCGACTGGGGACTGCTGGACGTGCCTTGGATGCCGGACCCCGAAATGGATGCCGCACTGGCCGAGAACAATCCATTCCGCGAAGCGAAAGAGAAGATGATCGATAGCTTCCTATTTGTGGTCGATCCAGAGGGCAAGACCTAGAGCTCTATCACTAGATAAATAGGAAGCCTTCAGGCCGTTGCGTCTCATAAGGAGATGGGCCGGTTTCATTCGCCAGTATGCGGCCCACAGCCATGGCGGCGGCAACGGCTCCATCGATCCGGCCGCGCGCCCGCTCTTTCGTGAATTTCTCGTTTTCGGCCGCGTCCTTGTCGGCAACCACATTGCCGAAGCACATGCGCAGTAGCGGATTGCCGCCGTGACGGAAGTGGCCGGACAGGATCGCCCGCTTCAGTTCCTTCACAGGGGCGGCCATGCTGGCGAAGCCCTGCCCAAACTGATTGATCGTGAAACCCTCTTCCTGAAGCGCCGTGTTCACCGCCGTGGAGTTCCAGCGGTCGATAGCGATTTCCTGAACCCCGTACCTCATGCCCAGCTCAACCACGTGATCCACGATGGCGGCATGGTCCACCACGTTTCCTTCAGTCACAGTCAGGAACCCGGCTTCCTTCCAGCGCAGATAATCGGCCTGATCCTTCTCGGCTTTCTTCGCCAACCCGGCCTCGGGCAGGAAGAACATGGGCAGCACGTCATAGCGGCGGCCCTCTTCATCGCCATCAGGGAAGACGGCAACCACGGCCGTCAGGTCTTCGACGCTCGACAGGTCCACGCCAACCCAGCACGGCCGCCCGGCTAGATCCTCAACCGGCGTCATCGGTTCGGCCGCGTCATAGACTTCGAGCGCAAGCCATGGGTTTGCTGCGCCTTCCTGCCATTGATCGAGGTGGAAGCGGCGGAAGTCCGCGATCTCGGCCGGGAAGTGCTCGATCCGCCGCGCCTTGATGCGCAACTCTTCGAGAGAACAGAAACCGGCGGCAATGGCAGGGTTGGCCATGCGCCAGGCGCTTTCATCCCGCCAGTCCGCTTCGGGCGGAGCCGCGAAGATGATCGGCGCAAAGGTCGGGTCTTCGATCTCACCAGACGCCACCTTGTGCGAGTACTGCCACAAGTCCCAGGCAAGGCCGCCTTGTCCTTCGCCGGCCGTGGAGATGATCACCGTGAGAGGGTGCGAACGCTTCACCATGGAGTCGGTGACGGTCTTAAAGAGCTTGCGGCCTTCCCCCAACGGCCAGGCGTGAACCTCATCGGCCAGGAAGAACGACACGTTCAGGCCGTGCTTCGAATACGCCTCGCTCGAGATAGCCTTCAGGGTGCTCTTCGTTTTCGGATGGCCGAGGGTCTTCCGGCTCTCGATGGCCCGAACCCGCGAAGACAGCGTGTCGTCCTGAAGCACGAACTGGTGAGCGGAGTTGAAGGCAATGCCTGCGTTCTCCCGATCCGCCGCGGCCATAACAACTTGTCCGCCGGCCTCCGCCTCCGGTCCCAGGAAGTGAGCCAGGCCAAGCCCAGCGGCCAAAGTCGTCTTCGCATTGCCGCGTGGAATCCAAATGCAGGCAATGCGAACCAGGCGCGCGCCGTCGTCGGTGCTCGGCCCATAGATGCGCCGAACAATGGCTTCCTGAAAGTCGTGAAGGTGGAAAGGCCGTCCGGCAAAGTCGCCTTCCCAAAGTTTCAGCCGCCGGATGAAGCGGCAAATGCGGTCAGCCCTGCCGGTCGGATCAGGATAAAGCGCCGGATCAGGCGAGAAGATCGGACTCCCAGCCATCGTCTTGTTTCCCTTCGTCTTTGCTTTTCACACCGCGACGGTGCGGGGTTAGCCCCAGCTCGGCGGCCAGTAGTCGTGCTTCACGCATCGCGGCGCTTTGCATCTTGAAAGCCGGGTGAGGCGACATGCCTTTTTCGGTTTCGACCAATCGGCCATCACGGGCCATGATTTCTTCGGCTTCGCGCACCATCCCCACGGCTACGCAATAGCTTTCCAGGGTCGCCATTGTGTCCGTGGTCAGCAGATTGCGGCCATGCAGTTGCGGCGCAGCCCTCTTCCATTCTGCCTTGGCCTGTGAGGTCAGCCAGGTCGGCGCGGAAGGGCATTTGCCCCGAACCGTGCCGCCATCAATGACTGTCAAATTCGGCTTGCGGCCCTTCATTTCCGAAAACTCCCAATTTCAGCGAGATTGCGCGCAAGATGGGGGCGTCGGTCCGTGGGGTTTCGGTCAAAATTCAAAACCCGCCCTCCCCATGGTGATGGGGTTGCCGAACGCGCCTTCCTCCCGAACCGCCTTCCGGCTGTTGCAACGACGGTTCATCGGTTGCCAGTTGGAGCGGTCCCAGAACAGGCGCTTGTCACCTTTGTGCGCGATTCGGTGATCGACCATATCGGCAAGCTGTCCGCAGCCGCAGGCACAGAAACGGTTATGCGGAAGGGCAAGGAAGGCTTTGCTCTCTCGTTCCCACTTGCTGTCATAGCCACGTGCGCGGGCAGAGGGGCGACGGGCATCGGCCGCAGCCTTCGAGGCCGCAGCACAGACAGGGCAGCGCCGATCACGGAAGGGCGGGTGTCCAGCCGGGCAATGCTTCGGAGCGGACCAGGGCATTAGGCACCCGTTGCCGTCGTGTGAAGCTCAAGCCCTTCACGCCGTCCGATCTCACGCACTTGGTGAATGTCGTGCTGGCGTCCGTCATAGATCACGCGGTGCGTGGTCGTGATGCCGTCTATCCAGCGGGTGCGGAAGACAACCCGGCGTTCCGGTGTGATGGCGGATGCCTGAATGAACTCCCGGCCGCTTTCCTGTTGGACCGAAGCCCACACGGTAGCCAGATCGGCCCAGGTCGGAATCTCGTTGCCATATCCATCGTCCACGGTCGTGTAGTGCTGAACCGTGATGCTCCGATCCATGATGCCCGCGCGCATGATCAGAACCCCAACACTCGGTAATCGCGGATCAGGTCTTCGTAGCCGTGCGGCGTCTCGGTGATGAATCCGGAGCCGAGAGTGACGCTTTCCCGGTTTGCATAGAGGTGGCCCACATGCATCTTGATAGCCGTTCGGATCGGCTCAGGCACATCGGCCGGCGTCTCACCGAAGCCCGCCGTGAACTCGATGAAGGCGCTCTCGGTGTCGTAAGTCTCAGGCCAGGACAGCCCGCGCGCCGCGCGGATCGTTGCGCCGTCAAAGCCGGACAGACTGGAGACGCGGTAATCCGTGGCGATCACGTCCACCTCTTCCCCATCGTGGCCGAGGTAGTAGATCCGGCTCACAGCCTGCACAGGAGGGAAGGGCAGGACGATTTCACGGCTGAAGCGATCGAGCGACAGGCGCCAGGTCTGATTGATCAGGCAGCGGCCAAGTAGACCATAACGGCCATCCAGCTTTTGCGTGGCCGTGTGGATGAAGTCCGTGAGTAGGGCGTCCTCAAAGTCTTGCGTGATGCGAAGGTGATCCTTCACCTCATCGAGTGTGACCGGATCGACGGCCGGCGGGGTGATCAGCGTTAGCCTCATCGTATCCTCTCAGAATGATGCGAGGGACCGGGTATCGCCTCCCCGGTCCCTCTTGCGATCTCGTCACCTTGACCCCTTCGAACAGATCGCTTTGGGCGGCGGGGAGGTGACTTTTCGTTGTTGGCCTGATCGCATCGGCCTCAAAGACTGCCGCCCTAAGCTCCGCGCCGATGGCCGAGAATGGCCATCACGGCTAAACCTGTGCCTTTGGTGCTCTTGCCCTTCGGGGAGAGGGAAAGGCGCACATAACGCCGCTGACCGGTCGTGCCGCCGGTGTAGCCGAACGGTTCACCGCTCTCGACTTCGCCAAGCACATTGTCCGGCCGGACAAGCTCCCATGCTTTGCCGTCATCACTGTGCTCCATCGCAACCTCGAAGCCGCTAGCCTTGCCGCCTTCGGCCATGACGATGGCGAACGTGAGCGAGTCGAAACCCGCCGTGTCCACGGCCGCGCCGTTGGCCTTGCCGGAGTAGACCCCAGGCTCAACCACCGGGACGATTTTGATGCTGTTCCGCATGTCGCGCATGTCGATGCCCTCGATGTTGGGGAGACGGCCGTTAGGCCGCCACCTTCAGCTTCACAAAGCGATCCGGATGGGTCACGTCGCCACCCACGCGCTTGCGGGCGTGGAAGGTCGTGATGCCATTGCGGGCGCGGGTGTAAGGATCGCGAAGGATCGAAAGGCCGATGCGGTCCACGATGCGGTAGCCGGACCAGTCGCCAAAGACGACAGGGAAGGCGTTGGCGGCCACGTCGGGCATATCCACCGCCTCGATGACCGGCCGGCCGAGTAGCGTCATCGGAGCGCCTTCGGTGATCGGCTCATTCAGGAGGTAGCGGCCCTGTGCATCCTTCCAGAGACGCATGGTGCCCATGACGTTCCGGTTCATGAGCCACGCGCCACGCTGGGCGTAAGCCGTTGGCAGGGCGTGATACATGCGAACCAGGGCGTCAGCTGGATCGGTCGCGGCGAAGCCGTCAGCCTTGCCGGTGTTGATCTCAGCAACTCCCGCAGCCTGAAGGACGCCCTTCGGCTGCTTCACGCCGGTCCCGTTCACAAAGGCAACGCTCTCTTTCTTGCCGAAGGACTCGGCGTAGTCGAGGCGAAGCTCTTGCTCCAGGTTATAGGCGTTGTCCTCAAGCAACTGGTTGGACACTTCCGTGAAGGTCGCCAGCTCCCATGGCGTGAGCGTCACTTGCTCGAAGGTTGGTTCCGAAGCCGTGCGGTCCTCGATCTCGTCCACCCAATAAGCAGTGGTACCGGAGACGCGGCGCGGGTAGCGGATCTCGGGCCCGGTGATCTGCACCACGCGGGCATACTGCCGGATGGGCGAGAACTCGACCATGTTCTTGAAGAGCTCGGTGCCGAACGTCTCAGGAGCGAGATAGCCAGCCGAAGGATCATTGGCGACGGTGAGGGTCTTCACCTCATCGGCCGCCATGCGCTCAACGCCGCGACGGAGGAAGACGGTGAACGCCTTACCCTCCACGTTCTCTGGTGCCGCCTTCGTCTCCGTGGTCGCGCCAGGCCGGTTCAGCTTGGCCTCGATCCGGTCGGCAACGGACTTCACCGAACCAACCTTTTCTTCCACCGCCGTTAGGCGGGTGTCGATGGCCGAAACCGTCTCTACCAGGCCGTCAACTCGCTCGTTGATGGCCGCGACGTTCTCATTGCCCGAGTTACCGCCGGGCGCGGTTTCCTTCTTTTCCATGGTCGTCCTCTTGGATGATGCCGCGCCCTTCGCGGCGGTAGTGCCGGCCGGAGCCGACTTGACTGACAGCACGCGCGCCCGGCTCGACGCGGGACGCCGGACCAAGCTGATTTCGTGCAATTCGATTTCGTGGAGTGTGCGGGTGCCGTCCTGTCCGCGATCCGCCTTCACGGCCCGATAGCCGATGGACAGGCCGTCAATCCGGCCTCCGCGCGCCTGCTCATAGACTTCGCGCCCGCCGGGCGTGTTGAGGTCCAGCCGGCCCTTCACCCGAAGCCCGATCTCGTCTTCCTCGATCTCCAGCCATTCACCGATTGGCTCGCCTTTATGCTCCCTCAACATGAGGGGCATGGTGCCGCTGGCGTCGTGAGCCGACAGGGAAGCGCCGAAGGCTCCCGGCTCGATCACGTCGTTCACGTAGTCGGCAGGCCGGCCGAAGAGGGACGCATAACCGGAGACAAGCCCGGCATCGCCGGTTGCAAATTTCACTTCGAGCGTGAGGTGCTCCATCACTCGTCCTTCGGCTTGTTCGGATCTTCGGTGTTCATCGGCAGGCGGAACTGATCGCCGCCCGGATAGGGCGCGCGGTTCTCAGCGGCCCTGACTTCGTTCGGGTTGAGAATGCCGTTCGTGACCGCCTTGGCATACGCCTCGAAGCGGGCGGCAAGATCGGCCCGCGCCAGGTCATCGGCCAGGAACTCGGCGTGATAATCGCGGCGCTCTTCCGGCGTCAGAAGCGAGCGTTGGATTGCTCCCTCCCACAGCTTCAACCAAGGCAGGAGAGTGAGGGACAAGAATTGCTGGCCCATGCTCTCCGCATTGTTGTGCGTGGCGCGCTCAAGCTCTTGCAACAGATGGAGCGGAATGCGGAAGCCGCGCGCGATCTCTGCAATTTGGTGCCGCCGCAGCTCAAGAAACTGAAGATCCACGGACGTGAACTGAAGCGCCTGAAAATCCATGCCGTCTTCGAGGATAAGCGTCCGGCCGCTGTTCGGTCCTCCGGCGTGAGCGGCGTTGAAGCTCTCCCGCAGGCGCTTGGCCAAGTCCGGTCCAACCATCTTGCCGTATTTGAAAATGCCGCTCGGCCGCGCCCCATTGCTGAAGAGGCGCGCGCCGTGCTCCTCCATGACTAGCGCCAGGCCGATGGCCTCCCGCATCTGCGAGATGGGCGAAAGCCCGATGTGCGGTGACGTGCCCAGCGTCTTCAGATGGAAGATTTCGGTGCGGTCATATTCGCGCTGGGAATTACCGGCGGTGATCCGGTAGCTCGGCTCCATCGTCACCGGATCAACCAGCACTTCCACCGCCGTGGATGGGATGGGAATAAGCTCGAAGATCCGGCCGTTGGTCCGGTTGATAAAGGCATAGGCATTGCCGTGCAGGCAAAGAGCCGTCTGCATGAAAGCTCGGAACTCGAAGCTCGAAGTCCATTCGTTCGGCTGATCGTGCAGCAGCTCGGAAAGGGGATGATCGGCGGCGCGCTCTTTCCCGCCGTCCTCGGTGCGGCGGTAGAGGTGCAGGGGAAGTTGAGCCACGCTCTCGGCAATCACCTTCACGCTGGCGTAAACCGTCGCGCAGCGCATGGCGCTTTCGGGGGTGACGACGGTGCCGGATGCGGTTGGGCTTGCTCCGAACAGAGCAAGCAACTCCGCCGAGGGGTTGGCCAGGGAAGATTTCGTTTCAGGTCGAAACAGGCTTTTGAGCTTTTCGATCATTGTCGCCTTGCGCGTTACAAGGCGAAGATCGGCTCAATTCGAAGTAAGTCAAAGCAAAGGAAGAAAGTAGACGTGACTTAAATATGCTGGAATTGTAATAGAATTTCAGGAGTTAGCGCGAATTATATTAATCTCTTCTCGTGCCAGTCGCTCCGCTTCTTGCCGGGAGTGCCCGCCATCATATTCAAGGATCGCGGCCCGTTCCTCGAAAGCCATCTGCCAGTCGTTTTCATCCCAGACATTATCATTTTGCGGTGTAACAGGTGTAACGGGTGTAACACGTTTTCTAAGTAGCTGATTTAGATTAGTATTTCTGGTTACACCACCTGTTACACCTCGATGGTGGGGAGGTGTAACAGGTGTAACGCCGATCTTGCGGGCAAAGGCGTCGAGGAGGTCAAAGGCGGACATGGGCCTCTCCCTATCAACCGAAGTTGTATTCAGGTTCGGTAGGCTGCTCATCGGCAAAGAGTTGCGGCGTGAGCAGATAGACCCGCACTGCCTTGTCGAAGCCGGGAACACGCGCGACGGTTTGCATCTTCCCATCAGAGCCACGCCGCAGCATCCCGCGCTGACTGAGCACCTTCGCAACCGCTCCGGCGTCCATCCCGGCGCAGACTTCCGACTGCCAGGACTGTGGCAGAACAAGGTACTCGATACCGCCGCTATCGGTCCGACGCCTGAAGCCGACACGGTTATTGATGCGCAACTCTACCGGGCCGCCGATGCTATCGGTTGGCACAAGATTGCCCATCGGTTCGAAGCGGGACGTGCCATGCAGCTCGATGAAGTGCCTCACCCTCGCAACGGCCTCGCGCTCCTCCGCAGGCTCCACGCCGCCACGTGCGGCAAGCCAGTCCTGAAAGCACCGTGCTGCAGCTCTTGTCGCCTCTCCACGGCTCCACGGCAGAACGCCGAATGTGGTTGCCATCTCACCGCCGGCGGCGATCAATCCGAACCGGGCGGCAACCCGGCTCACTTGTCCATCTGCATCCTTCGGGCAGTATTCAGTCAGGAACTCGTCTCGCAGGCCAACAACCACAGGAGCGATGCCCTTGAAGTCCTTTGTCAGATGGGTGAGGAACGCCCGGCAGGCGGTGCCGTAGGATTTGTTCGTTGCGGTCTTCAGATAGCGCGCAAAAGCATCGGCACTCTGGAAACCATGAAGGTTTTCGAAGATCCCCATGCCGGCACCAGCATCGGCCGGAATGTCAACGACGCGGACTTGCTGGCCCGCTGCAACGCGCCGCCCGCGCCCGTCTTCCGCGATCTTGTCCGCAAGGCCAACCTCGCCACTCGATAGAAACAACAACCGCCATTGAGCGGCCGGGCGCGCCTCACCGTTGCGGTTCGCCCGAGACTTGCCGATGCCGTTCGACAGCATATAGGCAATCGCCCCAGCCTCCCGGCCGTCCACCTGTCCGAGCTCGTCCAGGCACAAAAGAGAGTCGCAGTGAATGGCGCAGATACCTTCGAGCCCGTTCGATGTGGCGCGCCAGGTGCGAACGAAACCACGGACACCGCCGCCACCCCATACTGATCCGGCCACGGTCAGAGCCGTGGTCTTCCCGGTGCTCGATCCGCCTCGAAAGTGAAGGCCGCCGGACTCCGAATCCGTGGGATAGAGAAGAGGCGCGGCAAAGGCTGTTGAGATTGCCAGCACCAGGCGGGAGTTGCCGACGGCATAGCGAGCAACCTCGTCCTGCCAGTCCTTCAACTCACCGCTCACACGGAAGGCATGATCCACCGCGCCGGATGCCTGAAAAATGATACGCTCACCCATTGGAGTGATCTCCGATTGCGCCATTCGGCAGAACAAAGGTTTCCAGCTCCCAGCCGAGGCGTCCGACACATCGTGCCTTATCACCAGGCCGGGCGGTGCTGATGTATTCGTGCAGAGCATCGCGGGCGAACTTGCCCGGTGCCATGATCAGGCCGAGAGAGAGGAGGCGTTCACGGTAAGCCGTGCCGTCGCCTGCCAGCATCGACATAGGCATGGCCCAAGTCTTCACACGGCCGTCACGATCCGTCACGGAAAGCAGGCGGCCCCATTCCTCACCTTCGGAGGATCGGGTTTCAGCGGAAACTTCGAGACGTGAACAGAACCAGCGCCACTCCACAGTTGTGATGCCAAGTTCTTTGTCACGCGTCTCGATACGCTTCTCCACGCCACGTTTAGTGAGGCGGAACGGCCATTCTTTCTTTTCGGCTTTCGCCGGCTTCTCGACCGGCGGGTGCTCATCGTGATCAGCAATGGAGCCGTTCTGAGTAGATGTGCCCATGGGGTTGGGCACATCTGCAAAGCGATCATGTTCAAGCCGCACATTACACCTCGGCTTTCTTGCTCTTGGATTTCTTCAAGTCGTCGTAGACGAATGCTGCCGAGCGAATACAGGCAACTAGCTTGTCCAAGTCGTAGCCAAGCCCGGTATCGTCTCCGATCATGGCGTGACCTTCGGCCATTTCCGCATAGATGCGGGCAAGTGCGAGCGTTTCCGCAATGGCTTCACGGAATGCCGCTGGAGTACCGTGAGGAGCGGGCGCGCGCTTTGCCATCATGCGAGCTCCCATCCCTGAAGGTATCGTCTGCAATCAGACCAGACAGGTCGAAGTCTTGTCAGAGCGAGCCCGGTGTGCTTATTGTTGGTTCTGCGCACTTTCGTGGGTGCCGCTTTCGTTTTGCTGCTGCGAAGGGCTCCTACCCCCTTCGCAGCAGTATTAATTTCTGGTCCCATTTTCATTGCTCCGATGTGCTGTTGATCAGGTTGCCGAGACGTTCGCTCGCCCAGCGGTCCAACTCGTCGCGGGGATAGAGCGGTGTCCGATTACTCTTGTGATAGGCTGGGCCACCGCCGACGCTGGCAAGCTTTGCGAGGGTCGCCACGGCGATGGTGATGCCGTGAACTCGCTCCAGGTATTCAGCCGCTTCCCAGCGGCGGAGGCGCGGTTTGCGCAGGGCAGGCGGTAGGCAAAGTTCATCTGATCGCGGATCACTCCGCGTTGCTTCAGTGCTCATCATCTTCCTCTCGATTAGTCTTCGGCTACTCGGTTAGGGGAGGAGCCGAAGAGCAATTCCCATCACGAAGTTTGCGTCAGTCGTCCTCGCCGATGATGGAATTTTCTTCCGCGGTGTAGTGCGCGATCAGCTTGCGCAATTTGCCGATGCGGTACGTCGTGACCTTCCGGATATCAGTGCCGCTGAAGAGCACGTTATCCCACTCTGACGGGGCAGGGACTGCATCAGAGGGGAAGGCCCTGCCACCGTTACCAAAGTAGTCTTGAACGTAGGAGATAGTGGACGCATCCGGGTAGCGACGGGCAGCATTGGCGACTTCACATGCGATTTCACCCGCTTTGGCCGGTTCAAATCCGTCTTCCATCAGTTCGCGGAAGAGCCAAAGTCCGATCATGTCATCCGGATCGAACAGGCGAGCACGGCCAGGAACTGTGTTAGGCGCGCAGGGGAAGCGGCCGGCCGCGACATGTTCGTTGAAACGGTCGCGATCAATACGGGCCACACGACAGGCAGACTTGGTAGTTAGCTTCGGGCGGATGGTCATTTGTCACCTCTTGTGATTTGCAAGAGGTACCGCGACCTCTGGCGAATTGCAAGAGGTTCTTCTATCGGCCCGGTTCTCTCGGCTGTGGACAACCGGGCCATCGGATCACTCTACGCCGGTCGTGACCTGGCCGAAGCCGCTCCATTGCTCGGCTAGACCGCCAGCGTCAGCTATGCCGTTGTCGTCCGTGTCCTCGAAGTCCTCGTCTGGCTCCCGGCCGTTGTGCTCGTCGTCCTCTTCCGGCTCTAGGTCAGGATCGCCGTCGATGTAGTCGAGGAAGCTGACAAGAGCCTCGGCTGCCTCTTCTACGGCAGGGCGCAGTCCGCCCCCCGTTGCCATGCCCAAGGTTTCTAGGCGCTCGACTAGGCGGGCCGTTTCCCGCGCAAGTCGATTCATGGCGATTGCTTCCGCAGTGATAAAGCTCACGAGTGAAGGTGTCTGATCATGCGTGTGGGGTGAGCGTGTGATATGGCTCTCAGAAGCCAGTGGCATCGAGCTATCTCCTCGGTGTCTTGGTTAGAGCCGGCCCGGAGTTGCGACCTCTTGGCTGGCTCGCTAATTTCTGCTATCAGCTATCTACAATGTCAATATCCGATAGCAGAAAAAAACGCGGGCGTCCTTCAACCGGTATTGGCAAGGCCATCGGGCTTCGCCTGTATCCAGAGTTGGAGGCGACTCTTGATGCCTGGATTGAAGAGCAGCCAGATCCGAAGCCTTCCCGTCCGGACGCTATTCGCAAGCTGATCGATAGAGGTGCGAAGGCGGAGCAGTTCGAGCTCTTCCTGCCAGCCCTATTCGCATTCTTGGAAAAGGTTGGCCCTCGTGCAGAGCTGAAGACGCTGTTGGTCGAAATGCGATTGCGTGGCCTATTAGAGCGCGATGATATTCCTGAGGCGAGAAAACTGCTGACTATGGCTGAAAATGACCCCGCTGCTGGGAAGAGGACACCGAAATCCAAGTCTGATGATTAAGGAATGGCCCAGCGGGCGATCCCAGAAAGCTGTGCATGATGCGACCTGAATTTGGTACCGAAGCGTTTGCGATACTTACCGAGCTGCAGCACCTCGTCTGCAATGCCTACGTTCACTTGTATCGAATGATCGCTTTTTCGGAGCGCCGCAACAAAGTGGATTCGACAGAAGGTGATTGGGCAAGAATCGAGAAGCAACGTCGCCTTAGCGCGCTGTCCAATGCCGATGAAGAAGCACTGATGATGACAGCAGGACGGTTGCGGCGTTGGTTAATGCGAGCGCAAGAGGATGGACTAATTGCAAATACAGTTGGCGAAAGGTTCAAGGAACTTGAAAGCACCGTAAAGACCGTGCGTGACATGCGAGAGCATTACGACGAATACCTCCAAGGTGAGGGACGCCGCCAAGAAGATTTTGTCCATCTTTTTCCGACAGAAGATGACTATGTAATTCCAACAACGGCCAGAATATCTCTAAGCTACAATGGCGTGTACCATATCGGGGGCAGGGTTGCCCTCAATGATTTAGCTCTTTCGATCCGCGAGATATTCGACAATTTGCAAAGTGCAGATTTGTGGGTTCTGCCGTGGACGCCGCATCAGCTAGTACATGCACTAAGTGAATACACTCCGCAGGCGGAAGAATAGCTGCATTGAACGCTTAGCCGCCTGCATCCTTCCTGAATTTGCGGACGGCTTTGATCGAGCGCCAGCAGGCCGCGAACCAAGTTTAGAAAGGAAAGCTAGTGGCAGAGAAATGGACCCATCTCGGAAACGGGAAAGACCGCGAACTGTGGAAATGGGAGAAGCAGCGGCCCGATGGAGATTGGGAAACCCTTTACCGAGGGAAAATCTTCATTAGGCTGCCAGATGGGACTGTTAAACAAACACCAGACGATCCATTCTTCAAAACAGAAGATGAAGGTTGTTCTTGGCTAATGAATGAATAGAAATATCTGCTCTGAGGGAAGAATATGCTGACGTGGGCCGAAAGACTGACACTCTGGAATCAATACGAAATTCTGAAGCGTCTCGATCCTGATAACAAGAAGGAATACGAGACTAGTCAGGAAATCCTCTCAAACGGATATGAGCAATATTATTCAGAGATTAACCCCTCGATCTATGCTGAAACAACACCCCGAGAGGTTTCGCGAGAGGTTGAGGAGATCCTGAACGTTTTCCGTGCAATCAAATTTTCTTGCCAGAAACTTGGATATAAGCCGAAGAGCCGGCGGGCTGACTTCGAAGGGTTCGACGGAAACGATGATGGCGGGCACTATGGCTTTGCGCGCTTCGTCCGCCGCACCCTTGGCAAGTGGGAGGAGCTGAAGGATTGCCCGGACAACTCCCATAGCAGCATGTCGCTCGGTCACTATCGTGACATGCTCAAAACATGGCGCAGGCTTGGCAGCAAGTACGAGTTGACCGAAGCGGAAATCGAGGAAATCGCGGAAGCTCGATGAACAAGGACGAAGAGCCCCGGTCAAGTACCTGGCACTCAGCCATCTTGTTCTCTGCATCGAAAGCCTCGCTCCAGCGGGGTTTTTGTTAGCCGCTCAGATTAGGGCGTTTGACGGTCGTTACACCTGTTACACCTGCCGGAAATCGCGGTGTAACAGGAATTTTCCTTTAAAATCAGTATCGTTACACGCGTTACACCTGTTACACCTCAAAAACATCAATCACCGCGCCGCTCGGCTGGGAAGCTGCACGACTTTCCCTTCCTCTCCTGTCATCTGTGCATGGATCGCCCGCGCCACCTTATCGGCCGCCGCGATCAGGACGCTATCGAGGTGATGGACGTAGCGGCTCGTCACCGATCCAGCCGCGTGGCCCAGCATTGCGGCAATGGTGGATTCCGTGAACCCTAGATCGCCCGCCACGCTGGCGAAGGAATGCCGGAGGGTGTGAGGCGTCACGTCCGTGAACTTGGCCCGCTCCGCGATCCGCTCCCAACCGCCAGGCAGTCCACCATAGTGGCCTTTGGCTCCCCTTGCGGCAGGCAGGACATAGGGACAGCCCTTCCGTCGCTCGATCCCCGCCAGCACGTCAAAGACCGGGCGGCCGATGGGTCGGACCGATGCGCCTTCCTTCGTGTCCTCTAGCCGGAAGCAGCCGCCGGCCTCATCAACCTCGGACCACTTCAGCCCTTGGATTTCGTCCAGGCGACAGCCGGTGAGGGCAAGCAGCCAAGCCCCATGAATGGCCTGTTCCGTCTCGGCCTCCTCCTCGGCTTTTTCAAGCGCCTCTCCTAGCCGGCGGTACTCCTCGGCCGTGAGCCGCCGCTGGCGCTTCTTGTCGGCAGGACGCTTCACGCCTTGAGCCGGGTTGAACGGAATGACGCCTTCGGACACGGCAAAGGACAGGATACCGCCCAGCAGGCCGGCGGTGCGGGCAGCCGTGCCGGTGCCGCCTTCAACAATGGCTTTGCCGCGTGGCCTGTCCGTCTTCTCGACGGTGGCAGTCTTGCCGGACGCCACGTCACGGATGAAACGGTGAATGTCGGCTTGCGCCAGGTCGCGGACCAGCTTCGAGCCAAGCAAGGGGATGATATGCCGCTCAATCCGGCCGCGATCCACGTAGAGGGTGGAGGCTTTCTTCGCCCGGCCGCCCTTGCCCATAATTAGGCCGCGCTCCGCCGCTTCGAGGTAGTTGGCGCATAGCTCCTTCATGGTGAGGGAGCTTCGGCGCGTAGCCCGTTCCTCGGCCGGGTCTTCACCCTTCAGAACGTCGCCCAGCGTCATCATGGCGAGCTTGCGCGCCTCTTCAGTCGTGAGCTTGCCGTGCGGCCCGATGGTCATTCGCTTTCGTTGGCCGGACCTATTGCGGTAGTCGGCATAATAGACCCGCTTGCCGGACGGGAAGACCCGAACGCCGAAGCCGGGAAGGTCGCTGCACCAGATGAAATATGGCTTCTCCCGCAGTTCGGCCGCGTCCACGATTTTCTTGGTGAGCTTCGGCAT